CGACTCGGCGGCAGAAGAAGTATCCTGTCCCCACGAATACATTTTATTCCAGTTTTGGATATATCCGCTGTTCTTGTCCAGTATCCTGTCCCATTCATTATTTGACGGCGTGTCGTGTTGGGACTCACCCGAGCCTGTAGAGTTACTTCCCACAGACGGTGCGCGCAGGGTATAGTCCACGCCGCCGCTGGCATAATTTTTGCCGAAAATCAGACCTTCGTCATTCAGGCCACCCCAGCTAATCGTATGCGTTACGGCATAGTCCGCCACAAACAGGCTGTGGGGATATTTGTTCTGCTGTGCATACTCCTCGGTGGTTGCCGTCGCAGACGTGAGTTTGTAGGCTTCTATCGTTCCCACATAGGTAAAGGGAACATAGTGCAGCGACGTATCCGGCAAAGAAACCGCACCATCTGAGTTTCCGCCGTTTGCTGTGCCGGGAATGCTCGCGCCGGAGAGGTCAAAGTAATAGGTGCCGCCGGGTTTGAGGGAAAACTGTTCTGATAAAGCAAACTGCGCCGTGAGATTGGTAACGTCCGCCGGAACACTGGCACCGGGGGCGTAGAGCTTCCCGTTGCTTCCGAGCCACATGAAGTAGCTGCCTGTATCTCCGTCCGGGCGGTTCAGACCGTCGGACGCAGGGGCGGTAAACGTGCTGCCGGTTTTCACGATGATTTGAATATCCTCGGAGCTGCCGCCCAGCTTGCCGCCGCCAAGATCAAGGGTAACGACCTTCATCCCGTCAGAGCCCAGTGTGTCAGGGTTCAGGACTTCAAGGACGGGGCGGAAACCGAGGTCCTCAATAGAACCGGTTGCAGGATGACCGTAGCAGAAGTGCGCCGAAGTGTACCCGCGGAGCGTACGACTCCACGTATCATTGCTCCAGGTGTCCTGCCCCCAGGAAGCCATCGGCCACCAGTTTTTGATATACCCGGTTGTGTTGTCTTCTGAATCCTGACCGGATTTTTTCAAAATTGTGTCCCATTCATTATTGGCGGGAATACCGCTTTCGCCATAGTGGCCGTTATAGGCGGTTCCTGCAGACGGGGCGCGCATGGTATAGTCGATGCTTCCGCTTGAGTAAGTCTTTCCGAAGATCAGCCCTTGTTTGTCCAGTGCATCCCAACTCACGAAATGGGTCACGTTGTAATTCGCAATGAACAGGCTGTGTTCGTAGGAGGTGGTATCGGTGTCAGCTGCACTATCCAGCGAATAAGCGTCCACCGTCCCCACGTAGGTGAAGGGCACATAGTGCAGGGTGCCGTCTGTTTGGGTGCCGCCGTCAAGGGTGCTGTTCACCGTGCCGGGAATGCTCATGCCGGAGAGGTCAAAATAATATCTGCCACCGGGGGCGAGGGTAAACTGCTCTTCAACCGGCTTTTCAACCGTCAGCGCTATGTCTGTGAAATTACTTGCATAATCGGTATTATAATCGCCGTTGCACTGCTCGCTGAACACCTTGAGGGTATAGTCGCCCGGCGCAAGGTCGGACGGGATTTTGATTTCAACCGTTCCGCTTTCGGCAGTAGGCTGTGCTACTCTGCCATAATACCGTGCGCCGCTGCTATCCGCAATGATGGCGGAGATATATTCATTTATCCCTGTGGTCGCCCCTTTGTAATTCAGCGTAATGGTATCGTCGGGGGCGGCATCGGCAGTTTTTTTCGTTACGGCAAAACTGCGGCTACTATCTAAAAGTGTCAGCTTCCACTCGTTGCCGCTGTATTCGGGAATCGGGGTCAGCCCTCCGTCGGGCTTTCCGCCCACGGCGGCAGATGCAAAAAGGACAGAGTTCAGATTTAAGTTAAAAGCAGGACGAACAGTCCGATGATTATTTTTCTTGCGGATAGAGGCCCCAGAGTATTGGACAGAACCATCACTACTCACGATGGCGACATAAAAAGTCTTGGAGCCAGGAGAGCGCAGCCACCAACTACTTGTCACCCAATTCGGATGCGCAGGATCCAAGGCACGCAGATCGTTGTTTACCGCAATAGCCTCTTTTGTGGAAAGCGGCCAAAATACAGCGTTATCCACCTGCCCTCCCGCTACACAGTCGGTATTTTCTCCGTTGTAACTTCCGCTTGTAAGCGCCCGTTTCTTTACGGCAGCATTTTCTTCTGTCGTCAGCTTTTCCGCAAGCGCATCTATCGCGGTTTTCAAATTACTCGGTGCGTATTCGTTGTATAATATGATATCGGCAAATGGTATAACTCCCATAGCGCCTGCCGCAAGCAGGGTAATATCCCCTTGTGCGCTTGTAACACCGCTTCCGTCATAGCCGATAACTCGCCATGCAGCAGGCTTATTTTCTTGTTTTTTCCCGAAATACACGGTCGGTGCGCTCGCTGTGTTTACAGTTTTATTCAGTGCATCTGTGCCAAGCTGTACCTTCCTTTGCAGACGCAAGCGCAGCGTGCTTTCCTTATGAATATTGTAATCTGCCATCGTGCGCCCGTTCTCAAGCTCTTTTTCGCCCAAAAACAGTCTTTGCGCATCGGGAGAAAAGCCCGTTTTTTCCTGAATTTTCTCCTTGATATTGTCAATGCTGTCGCCCGACACAACCTCGAGCGTTAAGTTTGCCTGACCGACAATGGTCAAGTCAATATAAATCTCAATTGCGCTTGCCATCATCGGTACAAAGCTCGTCATCATACAAAAGACGAGCAGGATACTGAATAATCGTTTTCTCATGTTGTTACCTCCATTTCGCCGTCTCTCGACAGCTTAAAGTCGTATTTCATTTCCAGCATGGCAAACAGCTTATACATAACCTCTGTGGCAATCGCCTTGATATCCAGTGATTGAATAAAGGCAAGCACCTTTGCCTGTTCTTCCTCTGGTACACGATACACCCGCATCGCCGCCGTCAAAAAGCGGCTGAGCTTGCGTTCCAATGGAAAATGAATATCACATTTTCTCGCCATATAGCTGCGCATCAATCCTGCCGTGCCAATTTCCATCTCGTAAAAGTCGCTCTCAGTATCATCGGGGAAATTTTCACCAAAAATCTGCTTCAGCTCTGCTGTGGTATGCAGGTAAATATATTCCGATGTGTCGGGCAGGGAATAGGCTTCAATGTAGATTTCTCGCAGGTTCTCATTCAGTTCAGTCAGTGTCAGTTGGATCGCCGTTTCCACCGCATAGGCGTAAACCGGCGGCAGCTTGCTGTCTGCGATGCTTCTTGCCACGCCGAACTGTCCGCCGAACATCGTATCGGTCAAATCCAGCAAAACTCTGTCCTTGGTCGGAAACAAATTCAAATAGCTTCCTCTTGCAACACCTGCTTCGTCCACAATCTGACTGACAGAGGTGTTTTTATACCCCTGTTCCAGAAAGAGACGGACGCACACGGTCAGTATTTTCCTCTTTGTTTCACTGCTGTCTCTCCGCAAATATATCACCTCTCTTTAAGCGTTTTAGTATATATACCAATAATATCATAACAAGTGCAAAAAGGCAAGTGGAATTTGAAACTTTACCTCCGTAAATTGTGACATTTCCGCAAACGCTGGCTTCTTCCATTACTCACGGAACTTTATAACTTCTTGAATACTACCCGCAAAGGAAAAGCCGCTGTCTGTTGACAGCGACTTTTCTTACTTAGTATTAACAGAATATAAGCTCACTCGAAACGATTTCCATAGCAGCACTGCGAATATACCGCAGGTGTCGCTGTCCCCAAATGCCGATGGGTCTGCCCTCCGGCTCGTCCTCTTCGGCGATCAGATAGTAGTCCCCGACAAGCTCATAGCGCAAGCCTGTCCGTTCGTCCGTGATGAATTCTTCCATTGTGTCGTCCTCCTTGGTTTTATATTGCTTCTCTGGCTTTCTGCCCGGATTGCTTACGGTGATATGTTGTGGTCAAGCTTTTTTGTAACACTTTGTTCGATAAATATCTACCTGTAACGAGCCTCCATTGGTGTTAAATAATTATTGTATGAATGAGGACGAACATAGTTATACCAATTTATGTATTTCATAGTTAGTTCATCCATCATCTCTACATTTGAAGATGAAGTTATGTTATAAAAGTTGCTTTTGAAAGTGTGTTGTGATATAATAATTCCATTGGTCCAAAGTCTATTGAAACAGCTATTTCCCGCTCCATATAAATTCAAATCATAGTTGTGGCGCATATCATAACTGACAGACACCCTAACGAAATACTAATTGTCTGGAAGCTCTATGAGAAAGCCACAAATATGTGAATAGGAGTAATTTATGGTAGAACTATATGTCAATGATATAGAGAATGCTCTAAAGAATAAAAGCTATTTTTCTGCATTAGCTATGTCGCTTGCATTGCCTGATATATGCGGTGCAGCAGAATATCCAAACGAAACATCTACTGCAAAGCGCTATATTGAGTGGTATAATAAGTATCTCGGAGAGTATATGTCAGACGATAGTGGTAATCCGTATCTGAGTGGTGAAATCGTATATAATCTCAGAAATACCTTTCTTCATGCTGGTTCTCCGAATATAGACAGCAACAAGATCAAGGATGAAGCAAACCAGCTCGACAGATTTATGCTGTTTCTTGGAGATCGTACAGAAATGTGTGTGACTTTATTTATTAATACCTCTATTGTTAAGCTGCGTTCTATGATTGTCGATGTTACATATTTATGCAAAACAATATGTGACTGTTCACTTTGGTACTATAAGAACAATACGAATAAATTTCATTTCGATTTTTCGATTGATACGCAGGATCATTTTTTATCCGGTGAGGGTAAGCTACCTTCAGGAGATCCAATCATCGAAGCACTTAATCAAAAGTTAGAACAATCAGGCGATACTCGAAGATTTCAGGAATCTCAGTATCACAATATGGCTGATGTTATTACTGGAGGCTTTAATTATATCTTTTCAAATGAGGAGTTAAAGCAGAGGTATCTGAACGGCGAGGAGATCAAGTTAGTAAGAACAATGCTACCAACTGACACACCCGTCATTACTTCAAATACTGAGTCAACGGTAAAGAAAGAATCAGCACCTAAGAAAAAAACTGCTTCTCCATCTAAAAAGAAAACTAAGCCAGATAAGAGAGAAGCACAGGTACGCTCTTTCTTCGGTCAGCACTTTAAGGAAAAGAAGTATAAGCAGAAAAAAGAGATTATCATTCAGGCAATCCTCAAATCTAAGACTAAACAACAAGTCAACAATGCTCTTATGAAGTCTTTTGCAAGTGAGGAAACAGGAGTGATATACAAACGGCTATCTCCTTTACTCGCTTCGCTGCCAGGCAAATAATCAATGAGCGCCCTCTGATAGTTCAGGGGGCGTTTCCGTTCGTCTGAGGGAGCTGTCAAGCAGAGGTTGGTTCGGCAATGCCGTGTTCCGATTCATACTCCCTGACACGGCGATAGAAAGTGTTAGCCGACAAGCCCATTCTCCGCATAAAGTCACGCCCTGTGATACTCTTGGACTTCCATTCCCCATAAAGCTGACCGAACCTCGTCCAGTCGATTTCGATAGGCTTCCGCCCCATGTACTTTCCCTGCGCCTTAGCGATCTCGATGCCCTCACGCTGTCGCTGTTTGAGCTGCTCACGCTCCAACTGAGAGAGGGCAGCGAACACGGTCAACATGAATTTGCCCGTAGGCGTGTCGGTGTCGATATTCTCCTTGTGGCTGATGAGAGTGACACCCTTTTCGGTGAGGGTGTCAATGATGTTCAGCAAGTCTTTTGTGGAGCGTCCTAAACGGCTGATGAGTAGCAAGAAAACAGATTGTGGTATTCATTTCTTTCTCGATGATTATCAGTTTATGAGATTATGGAATAATCCTGAAAGATACATAGATTTGCTTAAAAAATTTAATTGTGTATTATCGCCTGATTTCAGCCTTTACGCTGATTATCCGACAGCGTTGCAGATTTATAATCATTACCGCAAGCATTGGCTTGCGGTATATTGGCAGATATATGGCATTGAGGTAATCCCCACGATATGTTGGAGTGATGAAAAGAGTATTGAATGGTGTTTTGACGGAGAACCAAAGCACAGCACAGTTGCTGTTTCAAGCATTGGAACTCAGAATAATAAAACGGCAAAAGAGTTATTTTTGAAAGGTTACAACGAAATGATGAAACATTTACAGCCTGAAACAGTCATTTTCTACGGCAAGGTTCCCGAAGAATGTGCAGGAAATATTATCAATATAAAATCGTTTCAGGAAAAAATCAGGGGGCCAAAATAATGGGCGGAAGAGGCTCTTCAAGCGGTATAAGTGATAAGGGCAAGAAGTACGGTACAGAATATAAAGCAGTTGCACAGTTTGGCGAAATAAAAGTTGTTCGTATCAATGGCAATGGTTCTGTAACAGCGCCTATGGAAACAATCACCAAGAACAGGGCTTATGCTACAATTGATAAAAATGGCGATATAAAACATATTACTTTTTATGATACTTATGGTGAACGAGTAAAACAAATTGATGTTAAAGGCAGACCTCACAATGGAATTATGCCCCACGCTCATTTAGGATATGAACATAACGAAATGGGCGATAGACAGTTGACCGATAAAGAACAGTCCTATGTGAATGAACTGTTAAAAAAATGGGAAACAAAGAGAAAACACTTGAATATATAAAAATTAATTGATATAATGATATTGATGCAGGGGATAGTTTAAATAGGAAAACAGTTTTTACAGATTCCGGTGCAACTTCGGAAACCTGCGTTACAAGACAGTACAGAAATGTGCTGTCTTTTCTTTTGCTTATTTTACGAAAGGACGGTGACACCGTGAAAGACAAATTAAACGCAAGACAAAAGAAGTTTTCCGAATATTATGTGCAGAGCGGTAACATCGTTCAGAGTGCGATTAAGGCGGGCTATATCGACAACAAAGAAAAATACACGCTCAAAGAGCATTATGGCTACGGTTATATAAAATACCGTCTGTATAGAGAAAATGGCGATGAGATACCGCCTAATTCAATAGAACAAACGAAATGGATTGACGGCAAGGGCGTTACCTTTGACGAAAACATAATGCTTGCTGTGCCTTGTATATTCGGTGACAGTGAACAGTATAAGGGCAGAGGAAGCAATATATTTGACGGCAGGACAGATGATTTCGATGCACTCGACGAAGCATGGTCACAGTGGATGGACGCACTCAGGGCGGCTCGTTCAAAGAGCTATATACCGGAATGTCTGTTACCTCGAAATCCTGATACTGGTATGATTATTAAACCTAATGCCTTTGATAACAGATATATTTCAACAAATAACGATATGTCTGAAACAGGCTGTAATAAAATCACTCTCGACCAGCCTAATATCCCACATGAAAGCTACCTGCAAACATACATAACCGCCCTTGACTTATGCTTGCAAGGTATAATATCACCGTCAACGCTCGGCATTGATGTCAAAAAGATGGACAATGCCGAAGCACAGAGAGAGAAAGAAAAAACTACCCTATATACCAGAGGAAACCTTGTACAGCTTGTGGAAGAATTTATGCCGGAGCTTGTAAAAGCTGTTATCTGTGGTTATCAGATATGGCATGAGCTTGATATTATTCCTCCGACTGTTGCTATAAACTTTGGAGAATATGCTAACCCAAGTTTTGAAGCTGTTGTTGAAACAGTAACTAAGGCAAAGCAAGGCGGTATTATGAGTACTGAAAGCTGTGTTGAGGAGCTTTATGGTGACAGCAAAGATTCTGAATGGAAAGAACAGGAAGTCGCAAGGCTGAAAGCTGAACAGGGCGTGCAGAATATGGATAGCTCGTCTATGGCTGATGATTTGGAGATTTAAAAAAATGTCTGATTACGATATTGGTAAGGCTTTTGAAAAAATCGAAAATGAGCTTATAGCTTCGATGATTAGGAATTTAAGCCGCCATAGAGCTGAAGAATCAAAGCTCGGCATAGAATGGTCACAATGGCAGGCGGAACAGCTCAAGGCTCTTGAGGTATATAAGCGAAACAACCGCAAGAAGTTTATCCCACAGTATAGTACAATAAATCAGCATATCCGCCGAGCCTTGCAGGATTCCTATAACGACGGCAGTACACAGCAGGAGCGACAGATTTTACAGGCTATAAAGCGTGGTTTCAAAGGCAAAGGCAAAAACAAGCCAGCATTTACTGGTGTGGCTGAAACAACAGGAGAGTTTTTCAAGACGAACGAAAGAAAGCTTAATTCTTTGATTAAAGCAACTACTCACGATATGAAAAAGGCTGAAATTGCCGTTCTGCGAATGGCTAATGACCAATACCGCAAGGTTATATTCAATGCTCAGGTTATGGCAAATACGGGTGCAGGAACTTATGCAAAGGCTGTTGATATGGCGACAAAGGACTTTCTTTCAGCTGGTATCAACTGCATACAGTACCGAAACGGTAGGCGAGTAAATATCAAGTCCTATGCAGAAATGGCACTGCGTACAGCAAATAAAAGAGCGTATCTTCAAGGCGAGGGGGCTAAGCGACAGGAATGGGGAATATATACTGTCATTCTTAACAAGCGTGGAAACCCTTGTCCGTTGTGTGCTCCTTTCGTTGGCAGAGTGTTCATTGATGATGTGTGGAGTGGAGGACCCAAGAACGGCATATCTCCCGTTACAGGCATTAAATATCCGCTTTTGTCAGAGGCTATTAAAAAGGGCTTGTATCACCCGAATTGCAGGGACGCACACACTACATATTTTGAGGGCATAAGCACACCGCCAGAAAATAGCCAATACACCGCCGATGAGCTTGACGAACTTGCGGAGAGATATAACAACGCCCAGAAGCAAAATTACGCTCAGAACGAAGCTGAGCGAATGGAGCGTATGTCTAAGTTCTCTCTCGATAAAGACAACAAAAGAGCCTATGGTGCAAGGGCTGAACAGTGGAAAAAGAAAGCGGAAGAACTTGAAAAAACTGTTGAAAATTCAGACGATAATGATATAATAGAAATAGGAGATGGACTGTTCAAAAAAGACGGAAGTGATCCCATGTTTGATGCTTTTGGAAGTGCAGAATCTTCAAATCCTGAAGAACTTGAAAAATTGTTAAAGGATCTTTCAAATATGGGCGTTGAAATTAACGCTAATTCTGGTGGTGCATTAGCATATCAATCAACGCAGTTTGGTAAGCCTGGTGTTATTTCTGTTACTCCTAACGCAAGCTATTCAGCGTATTTGCATGAAGCCCAGCACGCAAAAGATGATATGGAAGCCGGCTGGAACGGTTCAAGAGCTGTATGGGATGTTGATGAACATATTAGGCGGGAACAAAATGCTTATGCTATTGAAATTAAATTAGCGGAAGACTTAGGCAGGCCTGACATTGCAGATGAACTAAGAACGAATCTTAAAAATGAAATTGCCGAAATAAAGAAAAGAGATGAAAAGTATGCGAAACTCTTTAATGATGATTAAAAATGATTTAAAATCCGATAATGCGACAGATTGCATTTATGCAATTAGAGCGTGCTGCATACAGCACATTTCAGATAATGAAATTATCACAAGATTAAAAAATATGAAAAGTGATGATAGAATTGCTATGATGAATAAAGTGTCAGAAAGTGCAATAGCAGCACTTGATATTTTAGGAGTAGAAAAATATACAGGTAATAATCCTGCAATCATTGAAATAATTAAAACAAATTATTATAGTAAGTAAATAGTTTAATTCAACCGCTCCTTGAGGGCGGTTTTTCTATGGCTGAAAGGTGGTGATAATATGTATAAAGAAAAATTGCTATCTCAAATTAAAATTCTTGAAAATCTGCAAGAAAAAATTGGAATATATGATGTTTCCGAAACCATACAACTTAGCGGAGAGATTTTAAGACTTGCAAATAAGCTTGATGAGCTTGAAGAAGAATACACGGCGACTGCGAATTTGGATAAGTCATTCGAGGAACTGTCTGAGGATAAGCAAGAGAAAGTACGCAGGTTTATCGAAGAACGATTCATAAAAAGAAACTAAGCACTTTGAGAAATCAAGGTGCTTTTTTAATGCCTAAAATTGACCGCTCCGAAGTCGTAAAACTACGGATAGAATGAGAAGCAACCTCGTAAAAAGCGTATCGAAAGGAGCATTTATATGCAAAGAAAATTTTTAGAGGATTTAGGTCTTGAAAAGGAAATTGTTGATAAAATAATGAGCGAGAACGGCTCGGATATTGAAAAGACAAAGGCAAGACTTGAAGCCGAAAGAGACAACTATAAGGAACAGCTTGAAACGGCTCAGAACGCCCTCAAGGAGTTTGACGGAATTGATGTTAAGGAATTGCAAGGCAAGATTGAAACATTGAATAGCGACCTTAAAAACAAGGAAACTGAATATCAATCAAAAATCGCTGATATGGAATTTAGTGCGGTGCTTGATAGTGCAATAAGCTCCAGTAAGGCACGAAATGCTAAAGCAGTAAAAGCATTGCTTGATATTGAAGCTCTTAAAAATTCCAAGAATCAAAGTGAGGATATAAAAACAGCAATCGAAGCTATCAAAACAGATAATGATTACTTGTTTGAATCAAATGAGCCTATTAGTAAACCTGTCGCTCATACTGGAACAGGCAATCTTTCAAGTATTTCAACAGAAGCTTTTGCAAAAATGGGGTATATGCAAAGGCTTGCACTCAAAAAGTCGGACCCTGAAAAATATAATCAACTGAAAGGATGATAATTTATGTCAGAAACAACAAAGCTTAGCGACCTCATAGACCCAGAGGTTATGGCGGATATGATTTCCGCAAAGGTAGACAAAAAGATGGTAGTAACACTTATTGCAAAGATTGATAACACACTTGTAGGTACACCAGGCTCAACTATCACAGTGCCGTCCTGCTTGAACTGCAAATGTGGCTTGAAAACTATGCTAAGGGTCAACAGTTCGAGTTTGAAGTTGGAGACAAAATTTTTAGTTGCGAACTTCGCAAACTAACTTGTGCAAACGGTATGCTGTATGCAATACCTAATGAAAATATGAATGATCGCACTATGAAAATCAGCAGTAAGATGTCTGCAAGCGAGTGTCAGTTTTACAGTAAGATGAAAAGACTATACGCCCTGCCTAAAAGTCAAAGCGAAAATGAGAAAATCAGCGAAATTGAAAAAATGTTGATGAAGAAATAAAAATATTCTTTACTTTTGTGATTGTTTGGTATATAATATCTACAAAATAATTAACAAGAGGTGTATTTTTGTGAAAAAGAGAACAATTTCAACTATTTTAGTGGCTTTGTTGGTCTTATCGGCATTTGCTGGGTGTAACGGAAAATCCGAGGCTCAATTAGAACTTGAGAAGACACAATCTGAACTTTCTGAATCGCAAAAAAATTATGAAAAAGCTACAGAAGATTTAGCAAGCTCACTAAAAGGAGCTTATGACCAAATGGGCAAATTTCAAGAGGGCATAGATAATGTTGGAAATTCTGAAACAAACAGTCAAAGTAGTACAAGCAAATCGGGATATAGTTATAAACCTTATACTGACGAATCAAAACTCATATTTTCAAGCAGTGATGAATTTGAAAAGTATTTGAAAACTAACAATAAAAATGTCGATGGTAAGACTGCAACAGTAACAGGCACAGTAGATACAATGTTTAAAGTAACAGAAAAAAACTATTTAACACTCAAAACTGATGAGCCGTCAGCTGATACTCAAGTGATGTTTGAAATAGACGATGCAGACGCCGCAACTATAAAAGAAGGCGATGTTATTACAATATATGGGGAAATAGATAATTCATCTGTGTATGATGAAACAAGCGACAGTGTCTATGTCTTTTTTATAGAAAATTGTTTGATATTGTATTGATAATTTTTAGGAGTTGATAATTTTGACATTTAAAGAATGGTATCAAAATCAAATAAAAGCTGACAGGTGTTAGTGCTACAATGGTTGACTACTACATGAAGCATAAAGCCGAGCATGGCAAGGATTACTATCAGCTTACTAATACTAATTTAAGGAATTTTAAGTTAGAAAATCCGAGGATTGTGAAATTCATTAAGCGTTTGAACATCATAACTCGTGAGGGCTTTATAAAGTTTTGCAGAGCTTATGGCATACAAATTGAAACACCTAAAATCTTTAGATTTATTTATACTGAAGCCATGAAAGGCACTGTTATTTCGTTATCCTATAAGGGTGAGAAAACGGACTTATGAAATCAGATTTACTGGATTTTTCATAAGGTGAAATTTAATTTCTAATTATAAAGTACTAAATAACTAGAAAGCAAATTATTCAAGCATAACGGGGTGATGATATGATTCGAGCTGACCGAAACGCGGAGATAAATGAGATACTACGAAATGAGTATTATAGTTTTACTGTTCCGTTTCTTACGGAATGGTCTGCTGCGTTTGATAAAGAAGTCCCTCCTTTCAGGATAAATGAGTTCGGTATAATCGACGAAAAACGCTACGATACTGACAAAGGAGTCCTCTTTGTTGGCAAAGAAACAAATAATTGGGATAATGAGGACTATGAAAAAGGGATACTTTTTCGTGGTTGGATGGAGGGCATTACTCAGCATGGGCTTGCCGGTGGAGATCATATCAGCCAGCATCCGAATATGTGGTACAACATAGGCAGATGGGCAACACTGATTTGTGGTCCATCCACTTCTATTGATGAGATAGCTGATATGAAGGCTTCTGCTATTTCTGCTATTGGTATGATAGCATTTACAAACATAAACAAAGTTCGTGGGAAAAAAAGCAGCAGAAACGAATACCATCAACTTGCAAAGTCCCGTATTGCAGGAGAACTGCTGCGACGAGAAGTTGAAATAATAAAGCCTCAACTGATTGTCTGCTGCGGTACATATGACACAGTTGTTAAGTCACTCCATGATTACGAGGGGCAGATCATTAAAATGCCCCATCCGGGAGCAAGAAAGAAAAAAACCAAGATGCTGTATGAATTGCTAAGGCAGATAACACCAAAAAAGGAGGACTACTGTAATTATTGA